GGTAAATCTATAGGATGATAACTTTAATTGGTGGAATACCATGTAGTGGAAAGTCAACCCTCATGAGAGGGTTGCTTTCTCGTTTACCAAAACCTAAACTGATAGAACCTATGCCATTGTTCAAGTGTCAAGAACATGATGACATATTAGTTCTTGGACAGTATCCAGAAGGAGAAACTTTTGGTGGAACTGATAAACTATCTCATGGCTCTATACCAATGTTTAGAGAATTTATTACTATGGTTGAACCTAAGTATAAACATATCTTAATAGAAGGAGATAGATATTTTAGAGGAGTAGATATTGAGTGGTTAGTTGATAACTATAATGCAAATGTGTATGTACTCACATGTGATTCTGAAATAGAGGAACAAAGACATAAAGACAGAGGAGATACCCAGTCCGAAGTCTGGTTAAAAGGTAGGAGAAGTCAGATAAATAATATCTTGACGAATATGAATCTTATGGGTAAAATAGAAGTAATAAAAAATAATTCAAACGAAGATAGAAGAAACTTAGAGTATATAATATATGAATCCCTTTGATTTTGTAAATGCTGTAACATATAACAAAAAAGACATCATGGTAGATGATGTTGCTGAAAAAGCATATGCACCATTCTTAACTAACAAGTCTCTATCTTATCACCAAGATTGCATTATGTATGCAAACGAAATGAACTGTCGAAAGCACCTAGATTCGGCTCTTCAATTTCATTATTTCCTAAATACTTTAAGAAAAAGAAAAAGGTTTGCTAAATGGAGTAAACCTAGAGTATTGGAAGATATGAAAGTCATCCAATCATATTATGATTGTTCAATGACCAAAGCAGAGGAATACTATAAGATTCTGAATGCAAAGGAAATAAAGAAAATGAAAGAGAGAATGAATAAAGGTGGGAGACAGTAATGGACTATGACCTCTCCAACATGGTAGAGGTAGAGTTAAAACAACAGGATGATTTTCTAAAAATCAAAGAAACATTAACACGAATCGGTGTTGCATCCAGAAAGGAAAAAATACTTTACCAATCTTGCCATATATTACACAAACGAGGTAGATACTTCCTCGTACACTTCAAAGAGCTATTCTTACTAGATGGTAAAGATAGTTCACTTATCGAATCTGATATTGGTAGAAGAAATGCTATTGCAAGTCTTTTAGAGGAATGGGGTTTACTTAAAGTAATATCTAGTAATCATAAAGACCCAATTGCACCAATGTCTCAAATAAAAGTTTTACCATTCAAAGAAAAGAATGAGTGGGAACTAGTTCCAAAGTACAACATAGGGGTAGTTAACAAGTAATGTTTAGAATAATATTAACACTATTCAGAATACTTCTAAAGATTCCATATGTTAAAAATCATCCTAAGATTCTAAAACTTGACAAATGGTTGGAAAGAAAAATAGGTATTGATATCATCAAACAAGAAAAGAAATGGTTTGAGAAACATCCACTTTTAGAAGAGCGTATAAAAGCACTAGAAGAAGACCTAGACGATTTATATAAGAAAGTTAATTCTAAGTAAATTTTTTGATTACTTTATTGAGTCTACCAGCTTTCATGAGACTATGAACCCTTCTCCAGATTGACTTCTGAGGGTCATCCATCAAGATATACCATCCAACGAAACTTAGAGGTATCATCAATAATATAAGTGTATTGATTATATTCATATGTATATTTAGTCACATAAATGTCACAGTTCTGTAACATTTTAGACACATTTGTCATGAAAAATCATATTCTTATAAATACTGATACTATGCCAGTTAAGTATAAACCAACTCAATCAGTAGTGCAAAGGGGAACTAAAAAAGTTGTCACAACACACTACTATATGAAAACTCAATCATTGAAAGAGTTATTAGAATGTTATAATAATGACAATACTAAACCAAAACTCAGACAAAAAGTTAAGAACGAGTTGATTAGACGAAAAAGGTTGGGACTAGTTAATATAGTTACTAGAGACGAAGCTGGTAATGTCTCTGAGTTCAAATAGGGGAAAACAATATGAATATGATTGTTGATTACTGTAAGGGTCGACTAAAAGAGTTATCATCGTTAGATGGTGCTGTTATAGTTGGTATCTCACTTGGAGTACTAGTGCTAAGTCCAATAGTACATTGGTTAGCATGGGCAGGACTTGTCTATGGAGCATATAGAATACTCAAAGCCGACAGTTAACATAGAGTTAACTGACTCTGCAATTTTACAACTTGTTAAAAAAGTAGAGGAAAGAGGTACATCTGAAATCAGATTAGGTATCACTGGTGGTGGATGCAATGGATATGAATATATCTTTGATTTTAACACCACCAATGAACCTTCTGACCAGATACTAGATTATGGTAAATTTACTATTCATATTGATAATGAGTCCAGACCCTATATTGATAATCTAGTTCTAGATTTTACAAAAACAGGTTTAGGTGAAGAGTTCATCTTTAACAATCCAAATGTAACTGCATCATGTGGATGTGGTGTTTCTATGACTTTTTAGTCGTTTCAAGACCTCTCCTATTATAAATACTTACGAACAGGAGAGATTATGTCTTTATTAGGTTTTCTAAGTGAAGTGGGTGTACCTATATTTGGTGCAGTCGTTATGGCATTCTTCATATTTTTAAGTATGAAGTATATCTTTGATTCTGTTTTAGGACAAATAAAGAGTACAGAAAATATTATTAAAATGTTGGAGACTCGTGCTTCAGTTATGAATAACGACATTTTAAGAATAGATTTGTTGGTGAGTAGTGCATTAGATTTAACACCACCTATAGATAGAGTAGCAAGAGCTGAAAACTTCGTAGAGGATGGTAAAATCGATGCAAGAAGAGATTGATGGAGAAGATTGCACAAATAATTGCAGAGTTTGGTTTCCCAGTTGCTATGGCACTTGCAATGGGATACTTCATCTATTTCACATGGAAGTTTGTAACTCAAGAAGTTAAACCAGCATTAGGTCGAATGTTTGCATCAAGTATCAAACTCACAGACCAGCTTAGAATGTTAGACCAAGACATGATAAGATTACAGCAAAAAATTAATGTAGTCTTAGAATATCGTGAGCGTCAACAACTGTTAGAAGAAAAGGAAGAGAATGAATTACGAAAAGATAAAGGATAAACTAGAAATATTTGCGTTAGTTGGGATATTTACATTATCTCTACTTTCGTTAACACCATCTGTACAGGCAGATGAAATTAAATTCGGATTTAAAAATCCAAGCTTCAGTGGAATTGGAACTGGGGCTCATTATCTTACAATTGAGAATCAAGAGTTCTCGCGTAAGAAACAAATAGAAGATGCTCTGGAAGCTGCAAGAAAGGCAGCTGAGAGAGAAGCAGATAACACAACGCTTGCAAAATTTATAAGAAACTTAGAATCGCGTATCTATGCTCAGATGGCAAAACAATTAGTAGAATCAATGTTCTCTAATGACAATCCAGTAAGATTTGGGTCGTTTGTATTAGAAGGTTCAACAGTCACATACGAAGTTATTACTAACGAAGATGGGACAGAGTTCATCAGAATGACTATTGTCGACCAAGAAGGTTCAACCACAGTTATCGAAATACCAATCGGTACAGGTTACTTTGGTGATGATGGTAGTGGTGATGGTGATGGAGGCGGTTAATGAAATGGTTTCTTATATTAACACTTTCGGTTCTTAGTGGGTGTGCATCGTTCCCTCAATGGAGTGAGAACCCACAGGATTGTAAAAGATGGGATGAAGGTTTTTCAAAAGACCTTTATACAGGTGTTAAAAAACAACTATCAAGAAAATATATTTGTGTAGAATATCCTACAGCAGTAAGATTGCCTGCATATATTGATTTATTAAATTTACCACCAGCAAAAGAAAAACCAATAGTTGCAGTTTATCAATTCCAAGATTTGACTGGTCAAAGAAAACAATTAGACCAGTATGCATCATTCTCTACTGCTGTAACTCAAGGTGCAAATGCAATGTTAGTAGATGCACTTAAAACTGCTGGTGGGGGTACATGGTTTAGAGTCGTAGAAAGAACAGGACTAGACCATTTAGTAAGAGAAAGGCAAATCATTCGTTCTGCTCGTCAAGAATGGGCAGATGCAAAGGGTGAAGAATCCAATGGTATTGCACCTCTGCTCTTTGCGGGCATGATTATTGAAGGTGGTATTATTGGGTATGACACTAATCTCAAGACTGGAGGCCGAGGCGCAAGGACACTTGGTATTGGGTTTAGTAAACAGTATCGTCAAGATGCTGTAACTGTTAGTATTAGAGCTGTTTCAGTTCTGACAGGTGAAGTATTATTGAATGTCCAAAGTCGTAAGACCATATTAAGTTATGGTTCTGGTGGTGATGTCTTCCGATTTATCGAGGAAGGTACACAACTAGTTGAGATAGAGGATGGAGTGGGTAATAATGAGTCGGTGACATACGCAACACGAAGTGCCATTGAGGCAGGAGTGTTGGAATTAATCTACCAAGGCCACGAAAGAGGTTTTTGGGAAATAGAGGATTTTGATTCTCTAGAGGAGTACGAAAATGAATAGGAAACTATTTTTTAGTTTGGGGTTAGTAACCCTATTGTCGACATCTTTTATTTTCGCACAAGCAACTGATGATAATGAAATAAGAATAGACCAAGAGGGAGATACGCTAACTCTTTATATTGACCAAATTGGATTTGGAAACAAGATATCACAAACATCTGCTTTCGATGACAAAATGGTTATTACTGGTACTACTTTAACTATAGATATCGATATGATTGGTAATTCAAATAAACTGTATGGGCCACTAGTTGCCGATACATCGGATTTTGATTTATCATTCACAGGTGATTCCAATGTTATGGATTGGAATATAGGTGATACTGGGTCTGCTGACGATTCAGTATATGATATCACAGTTACAGGTGACAGCAATACTTGGAATTTAGACCAAGGTTACCAGTTTAGTGCCGAAAGACTAGATTTGGATATGACGATTTTAGGTAATTCGAATGTCTTTGATTTAGACTTTGAATCAGATGATAACACATTTAATTGGGAAATTACTGGTGACAGTAATAACCTAAATGTATTAATGAAGGATGGAGCTCATACACAGACTGTAGATTATACAGGTGATGGTGGGGACATTGATATTAACCAGATATCTGGAACATGTGTTTCTGGTGCTGGTAATTCATGTGCAAGTCCAGATGCAAAAATCATTATGGATATAGATTCTGATAATGCGACAATTCAAATTAATCAAAAAGATTCATCTAACGATAGTTAGTGCATTTATCTTCATGGGGTCTGCTTATGCAGACTCCATAGGGGATATTGTAGAATCTACAGGTGTAGGTGGTATTATTAGAAATAATGAAACCTTACCTAATGATGTCGGTTCAGATATCGTTTTATATGATGAAGCTGCAACAGTAAATGGTCGTATGCTGATAGAGTTCTTAGACAAAGAAGAACTTGCATTGACTGAACATACTAGAGTGTATATTGATGAAGTTTATTATGACCCAGACCCAAGTAAGTCTAAGATGGCAATTAGAATGGCACAAGGGACAGCAAGGTTTGCAAGTGGAACTGGGAAAAAGATTAAGAAAGCAAACATAAAGGTATCCACACCTACAGCACAGATTGCTATAAATGGAACAGATTTTACAACTACAATTGATGAGCTTGGTAGGTCACTTGTAGTTTTGCTACCAGATGATGATGGAAATGCATCTGGAGAAATAGTGGTAACAAACGAAGGTGGAGAAAGAATACTGAATCAACCTTACCAAGCAACTATGGTGTCATCTTATGAGTCACCACCAACAGTTGCAGTAACGATTCAAAACATTACACCTTCTATGATTAATAATATGTTTATTGTTAATCCACCACAAGAAGTCAAAGTTGCAATAGAAGAACAAGCACAGGATGACTTAGACCAAGACCAAGGTATTTTAGATGTAGATTTTCTGGAGTTTAACGAGTTAGAACAAGATGAACTCGAAGAGACAGAAGGAGACTTAGAATATTCTGCATTAGATATTGATGCACTAAATGTTGATTTACTTGTAGATGTTCTTGATGTTATAGAAGAACTAGATAAGAAAATAAGAGGTGCATCAGCAGAAGGTGCTAGTGGAAACATCGGAACTTTTAAAGTAGAAGGTGCAACATTAGGATTAAATACAGACTCACAATATAATGTCTTCATAGAAGACGAGAAGTTAATTTTCTTTAGAGATGTAAATGGAGTTATTGAGATTGCATTTGATAGTGGTTCAAATGTATTCTTACAAACAATAGTAGAAGGGTATGATGGAACAATACTCATAGGAGATGGAGATGATTCAGAAATTATTATTATTCAGTCTAATTAGTATTGCAACATATTGTAATCCAGTATTTGCAGATGATAATGAAATTACAATTAAACAAGAAGGTGATAACTTCGAACTTGATATAACTCAAATTGGATATAGTAATGTTGTAAAACAATGGACAGCATCAGAAGGAATTGATGGTGTTGATAATACTGTTATTATAAAACAAGCTAGAGATAGAGGTAATGGAACACAACCAAACACCATAGAACTTCGTAGACTTTGGGGAGATGGAAATACTTTAAAACTTGCTCAAGGATATCAAATAGGAACTAATGGAAACTTTAGTAGAGACTATGCAGAATATGGTGATACCTTTGCACATATTAATATTACAGGTGAT